CTCAGTTAGGTCTTGGAAGTTCATTATCGTTGTCCTTGCAGGATTGTTAGGGTAGCACTGCCTGAAGTGTAAGCAGTGTTATTAATTCGGACTGCACGAATAGGAAAAGCGTAGTTCCCATCGGCAGAGGCGGTCTTGCTGACCAAGGTTGAATGTTTGAAAGCAGTAGGAGTTACTGAACTATCAAAAACGTCATCAAATGTATGTTCAATATCAGCAGTGAGAGTTCCAGAGATAACAAGACCAAGGCCAACGTTAAATGGGCTTTGTTTGTAGTCTAGTGGAATCCATGCGGACGTTCCTGCGGCTGATCGTGATACTATTGTAGGGCGCATATTAATTCCTTTAAATGAAAATGGGGAGACAACTCCGAAGAACTGCCTCCCCACTTGGGTTACTACTTAGAAACTATACCCAGATTGTGGGAAGTAGTATTCTACTTTAACCAGCCACGGACCACCTGAAGAGGAGGCCGCACCAGTTTCAGCATACCGTGCTTTGAACAAGGTATCAGCGGTAAGTTGAGTACCGCTAGATGTACCACCAGCAGCACCAACAGCAAAGTAACCTTTACCGTTGGTCTTGACATCGAAACTATCAACTAGTTCGTCGGCAGTACCCGGATTAGTACCCACGTCAATAATGGCTGTGGTAGCAGCATTAGAAACGGCGGGACCCATCACATAGGCACCTGCATACACAGAGCCTTTCGGGAGAACGAATGCATCAAATGCAGTTGTATCCGAACGGGTAACCTGTACGACTTTGCTGAGAATATCAAGGGCTGGTGGGGTAGTAGAAGTAACTACCTGATTAGGACGAAGTGCCATATACTACCCCTTTTGTTAAGCGCCAGCTGAACCGTAGATAGCGCGTGGATCACTCCAACCGAATGAATAACGGGCGGTAGCCTTGAACTTAGCATTCTCGGTATCGAAGTCATTATCCATCTCGAACTTGTCAGCACGACGCTCAAAATACTTGAGGCCATCCTTAACATTAGTCTGGATGAACCATGCGTCTGCATCGGTTAGGTAGTGGTTAGTAATAACATTACTAAAGATACCCATATCCTTAAGGACGTTCGGATCATTTAGATCAGTACCAACACGACCATCAGCACCAAGAATACGCTTAGCTTCAAACTGGAGTTGATAGGGAATGACGAGCTTCTCTGCCTTAGCGGCGATGAGTAGGCCACGATCATCACGGAAACCCGCGATATCAATAACAGCTTGTTCTAGAGCAGCTTCTGAGAGGTCAGCAGCGGTACCAATAACGTTAGAGAATGAACCACCGGCAACGTTCGGGTGATCAGAAGCGATGAGGGTCTTGCCGTCACCACCAAGATAACCTGAACCTGAGAAGGCACGGTTGTAAACGTTAGCACCGACGATTTCCTTGGTCTGACGCATTGACCGGGCAAGAGCCTTAGCCTTTTGTGCGCCGACTTTACCATACTGGTCATCCTCGAAGATTTCACGAGTGATGATGAAGCCAGTTGCGTACACAACATGGTTGTAACGCGAGGTGAAGCCTTGACGTTCGGTATCGTAAGTGATAGGAGCGCCTTCTGTTTTAACAGAGGCTAGACCGAATGAACTTAGACCGAGGTCCTCTTCATAAGCACGATCTGATTTGTTGATTTCAAAGAGCTTGTTCCACTCTTCTGGGTAGTCTGAATACGCTTTACCGTAAATAGAGTTAAGACCCGGCCAGAGTAGTTTAGCAAACGAACTAGAAGTAATTACACCTGAAGACATTATTTATCCTTTCAATTAAATACCAGCAGTACCAGTACCGGCACCTAGCTGAGCATTGTTGATCTTGACAAGAACCTTGGTGTTATTACCAGTGATTTCATTATCAGGACGCTGTACGACACCCATAACTTTCCACTGTAGGGTAGCGGTGGTGTTCTTGGTTGACATGTCTAGAGCAGCAGCAGAAGTACCAGTTGTGGTAGAACCAGCAACAGTGGCGAGGTCTGCGTTCTGACCTACGTCGGCAACAGCGAAGGAGTAAGCGGCGTTGGAACCAGTGACGGCCTCAACTTCGTATACAACATCGGGTGAGTCACAAACTAGAACATATTGAGCAGTTGATGCTGGGCGGTAGACAGGGGTATCTAGAGTAATAGAACCACCTGACATAGAACCGGCGACAGGATCAAGTTTAGTGTTAATAACGCCAACAACAACACCGAGAACAGCAGCACCAGCGGTAGCCTTGGTAACGATTTGGATACCTTGAGCATTACCGTCAGCAGCCAGCTTGACAGGATCGCCTACGAAGAGAGCAGTACCATCAGCAGCAGCAGTTGCATAGATGTTGGATTGACCATTATACGGGGAACCGTTAACGTGTTTTACAGGTTGAAAGCCCCGAATTTTTGAGGTATTAGCCATAGTTTAAAAAAATCTCCTAAGAGTTAATAGCCTCTTCTTTGTTAATTAATCTCGCGATATTTTAATCGAACCGAAATCGGAAGAGGCGGTTTTATGCATAGCTCCCTCGGTCTCAGCAACAGCAGCAAGTTTAGCGTCTTGATCTTCTTTGTAATATTCTTTCTTAATTCGCATTAAGATAGATACAGTTCCATCATTACTCACACTTCGTTTTGCGGTGCCTAATTCCGAGGAATCACTGACTCTTGAATCTCCTACGCGGAGGGTCTCATCAGTAACTATTTCATAGCCTGCTTCTTTAAAGTTTGAGACACGACTACCAGTGTCGTTTACAAATCGATATTCAAAAGCTGGATCACGTTCACCGTTGATCGCTTGTGGGCCACGTTGAAATAGTGACTTGCGTTCTACACGCTTAGTAGGTTTGTTCATTATTCAATACCTTTCATTTTCTTAAGTTCTGCAATGTACTCTTCTTTAGACATGACGCCAGTTCGCTCGAACGTGTGCATTACTTTTCGCTCGTCCTCTGTCAGTTGAAATGTTGATTTCTTGACTGGGGCAGCTTGTGATGAACCTTCAACAGAAGAAGGTTTGTTCCTATTTGGATTAACAAAACGAGATTTAAATCGTTCCTTGACTTCTGATGTTACATACTGAAGTACTTCCTCAGGGTCCATGCCCGGATGTTTCTGAGCATATCCCATACCGATTGCATCGGCGTAATCGCGCATGGTTGAATCTTGAGCATACCAAGTATTCTTTTGTACCCATGTTGTGAAGCGAGGATCTGGTTGAGCTGGGGTTGTTTCACGGACAACCTCACGAGCTTTTTGCTCTGCTTTCAGATCAGTTAGGAGTTCGGTGGCTTCCAGATAACCATCTGAGTTACCATCTTCCAGATGCTTTTTCTGAAGAGACTTTAGTTCATCCACAGCACGTTTATATTCAGTTTCACGTACCTTTGAATGATGATCTTGTAACATCTTGAGAGCCTTCTTAGTTTCCTTTAGCTCTCTACCCATGCCGTCAATCTTACCAAACAGTTCGCCGCGCTCCACAAATTCTTTAGCGGGACGCCACTTGTCTGGATCACCTTCATACTCTTCCTTTGGTTTCCATCCCTGTTCTCTGGCCTCATCTTCATAAGAGTCAGCGGGAGCTTCTTGTGGGGTGGATTGAATATCCACAGGAGTTTCAACTGGTGCTACATCTACTACAGGGGTGTCTTGAACAATGTCTTCCATTTTATTTCCTTATTCTAGAACGCAAAGAACATCCTGATCATTTAGAAGGATGTATTGCTTTTTGTCTGTATCTACTACTTCTTTACCTGAATATCGAGCAAAGGAGATCTTATCTCCAATCTTGATAATACTAGGATCTCTTCCGTAATCTACAAAGGCTGTTGGGCCAACTTGTACGACTGTACCATATTCGACAGCCTTACGTTCTTTCTTAGCTTGCTCTTCTGTTGCTAAGATAATTCCAGACTCAGTTCTGAGTTCTGGATCATCTAGCTTAACAAGAACATGATGAAGCAAAAGTTTAAGACTCATCTTCTGTATCCTCGGTTACTTTAATCTCTAGCATTTCTCTGAATGCTTGGAGCATCCCTACTAGATGCTTATCATATAGGGAATCAGATCCGGCAGAATACGACAGGATTTCTTTTGCCTCATCAATGCGATAATTAATTGCATCGAAGTATGCTTTAGTTACTGGATCTAATTTCCAATTATCAAAGTCTGACTTACTTACCATTAGGTTTCTTATCCTTTATAGTTTGTTGTTTCAACTTCGCAGCTTGTTGTTGCATAGCTAGTTGGTTCTTCTGATGAGACTGAACCATGTTTTGTTGGTGTGTTGCAGAAGAGACTTGCATATCCATAGCAGCTTTACGGCCTTCCAGCATAGCTTCTCTAGCTTTGCCTTCCAGTTCCATACGCTGTAGGTATGCTTTGTGTTGAATCTCTTGCTCCTTGGACATCTGTTCCATCTTCAGTTTCTCTTGAGCGATCATCATATCGTTCTGAGCTTTCTGTTGATCAATACCAGCCTTAGCCTTAAGAGCCTCTACCTTAGGATCTGGTGGAGGAGGAGAAGGTTGCTTGAGTAGTTGCTCAATGTTTGGAACTTCGTGTGCTTCAAGGTACAGCTTTGTGACAGCCATTGGATCAATAGTGCCGAGTTGTAGTAGTTGCATAACAGACTGGATCTTGGCTTGTTTCTCTTGTGAAGAAACAGCTGTGGGATCAGCACCGGGAATGATGTCATCCTCAGGGCCTTCATAGTCTGACTGCTCGATCTGTTGATCGATAACAGCTACGTACTCTTCTTGATTCAGGTACTCACGGTTTAGTAGATATAGCTTTTTAAATTCTTTGGCTAGACTACGATATACTCTCTTATAAACAGCAGTGAAGACTTTCATGCCTTGCTCAATGGTAGCCATCGTTGTGGTAGCTGGGGTGTTTTGACCCGGCATCTTACCAACAAAGATTTCCGCCACAGAGGCAAGCTCCTTACCAGACTTCAATAGGAGGTCAAGTAGTTTGAATAAAACTTCGCTTGGCTCTCGCACAGGTAGTGGGAAGATCTGCTTCTTGAGGTCATCTCCAATAGCATTAACTGCTTTCCACTCACCCGGCTGGAACCTAGCTTCACCCATCTTAATGCGTAGACCCTTACCAATGAAACCTGCTTGGAGGTTACTTAGAGAACCCGCATCAACAAGTTGGTTGATAATAGTATCAGCACTTTCGTTGATTGGTCCTAGGAGTCTACCAAACCCAATGTCGTAGAAACCACCATCAGGGTTAGGAATGAAACTGTACTTAGTATAATAATGAATCGGATTAACTGCAATAACTTCTTCATTCTCATTAACTGTAACAGTATCTTGTGAATACCGTGGAACAATACGTGTAACTTTTTGTGAACGAAGTTCTACTGTGACAATGTATGGTTCAGTGTAATCATCCCCATCAAGATCAAGATAGGTATGTTGTTCCAGAAATGTGTAAGGAGTTGTATCATCTGTATCAGCCTCTAGTTGAAAGGCGTTATTAACCCGTTCTAGTTGTTCTACATCAGAGGTAGTAGGATCATCAAGATCTACTTCGAGGAAGATACCCCGCTTCTGACGTTCAATTGTTTGTCTCTTAGTTAAGAAGACGACTTCTGTAATTCGTTCGGCCTCTTCCAGAGTCTTGGCGTTGTAGTTAACAACGAGGTACTTGGGAAGTACTAGGCGAGAACAGTTGCGTTGTTTGGTAGAATCCCAATAGGTCTTCTTGAAACAAGTACCAGCAATTGGTAGGGCAATGAGAAGACGATCCATGTCCTCTTCCCACTCTTGCATCTCAAACAACACTTGGTAAGACATATGAGTGCCAACACGATCAGCTCGTTGTTTCTTCTCACCTGTCTCATCTCTACCAATCACCTTACATTTAACTACCTTACCATCACTAGGAACTAGTGTTGGATAAGCTCTAGCAGCAAACTGCATAGCAGCAGTGGCAAGTAGTGGGAACTTGATGTTAGCAGCGTTGGGCCAAGGGAATGTCTTCTTGTCTGCAATCTGCAGAGCCATCTTGGTCCACTTCTCTAGGTCAGTTTCCCACGGGGATCTAGAGTCCAAGTCTGTATGAAAACCAGAACAGACATCAGCACCAATCTTAATGAGCTGCTCCTCGGTTAGAAGGTCGGCGACATTAGATGCCTCTAGAATTTTAGTAACCTGTAATTTCGGATCTTCCTTCAGCATTTAGCCCACTCTCCTCTTTTTCATTTTCATATTCATCTTCTTCTATCTCTTCTTTGGTAGGAGCATCAACAATACGATCAATCATTAATCCTAAGTAGGCCATAGAGTCTACTTGGTCGTCATGTTTATCACGAGGGAATCGCATCAGTTCGTCTTCCAGAGTCTGATACCAGTCTGCTGACTTGTCGAACTTAACTGCTCCTGCCCTCATACGAGCTTGAATGGCTCTGGCTCTTGTTTGTTTATCTTGTTTATGTGGCTTAAGTGGTACGACGTTAAGGAATGTATTGCTTTCAATCATTGCTCGATTGAGGAATGGTCCAATGGCCTTGGTAATCTGAGTATCCTCAATACCGAAGGCTAGGGGTTCATACAATCTCTGCAACATTAACATTGTCTCTACAATTGTCAGA